GTGAACCGGTTGGAACTCCTGAAGGCAAATATTGGTCTTGAGATGGTATCAGGATTTGATGAGATGCAGAAATATTTCGATAAGAAGCTGACCGACAGAACACTGAAAGAGTTCCAGAGACAAGCTGGTATCCTTGGCAAGTCCGTTCTTAAGAATGAAAAATACGCTCATGCAATTGTGAATGCATCGTTTAAGAATGCGACATATTCGGATCGTATTTGGATGTATCAGGGAATGCTCAAAGCAGAGCTGGAAGGATTACTTGCATCAGGACTGATCAGAGGACAGAATCCGAAGAAACTTGCAAAGCATCTGGAGAAGAGATTCGGTGTCAGTGCTTATAATGCGCAGAGGCTCATGACGACAGAGCTTGCAAGAGTGCAGACAGAGGCTCAGAAGCAGTCTTTTATCCGTAACGGCTTTGATGAGTATGTGTATGTTGCATGCACAAAAGGCGATGTATGTCCGATTTGCAAAGGGCTGGACGACAAGCATTTTAAGGTAGATGATATGATGCCGGGAGAGAATGCTCCACCAATGCATCCGAACTGTCATTGCAGCACAGCCGCATATATGGATAATGAGGCTTATGAGGAGTGGATAAACAGCTATCAGGAACATGGATTGAATTTCGAAGATTGGAAGGTTTCAAGGGAAAGCGAAGAAAGTAAAAAGAAATATAAATATGCTGATACAGTTGTGAAGAAATCACTTCTTACGTCTTCGGAGTACCGAAAGAAATTCAATCAGGTATCCGGAAATTCAAAGGTGAATCGTAGAGCATGGAACATTTCCAAGGATATGCTAAGTCATAGATCTGGTACAAAGTTTGAAGATTTGGCATTTATCAATGTAGTCAATGGGAAATATGCAGTGAACAAAGACTATGATGTAGAGAGCAAGGCAAATATGAATAAACAAATGAAGCAGTTGCTGGAAGAATCGGAGCCAGAAACGATTATCGCAATACATAACCATCCAGGTAGCAGTGTGCCGAGTCTTGCGGATTTGATGACTTGTGTGAACCGAGGGTACTATTTTGGACTGGTAGCTTGTCATGACGGTAAGGTGTACAAATATTGGGTAGATAAGAATAAATTCAATTCTGTGAATGCTGGATTTGCCCTTGACCGGATGGAAACGCAAGGGTATGATAAAGAAGTAAGAACATGGTTGGAGCAAGCAGGAGTGTATATGGAGGTGTGGTAGCATGGATGAAGTGTATAAAAGAATATGCGATAAATTGGGTTGTGAACCTAAAGATATTGCAATTCCGGAGTTTGATACAGAGGATGATTCATGGGAAAGCCCTTTTAAAGTACTGACTAATGAAGAAATGAATTATATAGTGAATCACGGCTGCCTGCCAGGAATTGAACCAATTCAAAAGTAGCGATGCTGGAATATCTTTGGAGGTGCTTTGATATGGCAGTTGATAAAGAATATGAAAGAATATGCAAAAAACTGGGATTCATTCCATCAGAGTATAAATATGATGGACCGATAGAAGAAGACGATACTTGGGTAAATCCATTCTCGGTTTTAACTGTAGAAGAAAATGATTATCTGTATGAAAACGGATATTTATATCAGAAATAAGTGTCACTAGTTAAAATGAGTAGAATGGATATGAAGTAATGTGGTATGGAAAAATGACACAAGAGCTGGAAAAGCTATATGACGATTACTACAAAATGTTTGACCGTACTCCTGATGGATATATGGAGCTGGAATACGGAGAAGGCTCATATAAAGCATATGTGAGAGATATTAAAAAATCATTAAAGCTGAAAAAAGAATTGCCAGAGTTTGTAGAATAAGTGTAAATTACTTCAAGAGTAAGGAAGTGAGATAAATGGCTCAAAATGATTATTTTGTGATTGTATACCGAGTTTTAAAGTACCTTTATGATTGCCTGAAAAAAGGCGAAAAACCAGAAGCTGAGTATTTAGTTGCATCGACGTACAATATCCCGGAAAATTATTGGATATACATTCTTTTAAGCTTGATTAACGAAGAGTATATTAAAGGGATTAGGGTTAATCATACAAAAGAAGGAGTAATTTTTGGTGATTTGCAAGAAGCTATTATCACTCCAAAGGGAATAGAGTATTTATTTGAAAATTCATTGATTGAGAAAGCCAAGAAAACATTGAAAGATGTAAAAGATATGATACCGTTTATTTAGAAAAGCCACTGATCATAATGATTGGTGGTATTTTTATACTCATTTTTCTCGGAAAGGATAGATGCAATTTGATTGAAGTAACCGTCCGCAAGGATGAAATAAAGACATCCGGACATGCAAAT